TTACAGGCAAGCGTATCGGATTTTTCGCACGGTGGGAAGCGTTGGAAGGTTATACGGAAGCGTGGTTTAACCTTGCGGCCGATACTTGGGGCTATTGGGTTATCGTCAAAGAGGGCCTAACAATCCGCATTTACCTTGACACCGCATTAGTTCAGACCGTTACGCTACCGGCCCAGCCTACCGGTTTCGCTATCCTGCAAGACATTTATACGACCGCCAACGGTTACGGTTGTATCGACGAATTGAAGGTATATAACACCGCCTTGACGCAGGCGGAAATTACCGATAGTATCGCTACGGTGGCGCAATTGGCTTACAGCATAGACGGAACCGATTTTAAGGCTTGGGATATTTATGTAAGCGAAAGTAGCGGCCTTCTTGACCGGCCCAAGATGAAAGCCCCGGTTTCCGTCGATTGGCCGGATTATCACGGGGAGATAGTAGACCTTGAAAACAAGATACTGCAACCCCGCGAAATAACCCTTAATTGCTTTATGAAAGCGAACGGGAAGGTAGACTTTGTTACGAAGCTAAACGACTTCTTGGACGTATTCAGCCGGCCAAATACCCAGCGGCTTATGGTTGATATACACCCTACGAAACCGTTGCTTTACGAAGTCTATAACGAAAACGGGGTAGCCATTAACAAGCGTTGGAACGACGACCTTATGGTAGGAACCTTTACCTTGAAATTGAAGGAACCCGACCCGGTAAAGCGTATCGTACGGCACCAGCGTTTAAGCAATGATACGAAAACGCTAACGATTACCCTAACCAGCAAGAAGGCGGTTACTATCTTTTGGGGCGACGGAACCCAAACGAACGACGTTTACGGAACCGACGTAACAGCGAGTCACGAATACACGACCGACGGAATTTTTTACGCCATTGTCGCCGGAGTTATCGAAGAAATAGAAAGTTTCACTACTAACGGTATTATCGTATGGAACAAATTATAGTAAGACACCCGGACGGGACTACGGCCCTATTGACTTCGCGGGCGCGTAAGTCCGGAGTTACCAAGGCCGAACAAAGTATTACGCTGTTAGGGGCGGATACGGTGGCGATAACCGTAAAAAGTGCCACGCCCTTAACCTTCCACTTGGGCGACCAAATAGACGTTTACGGGAAGACTTATACCCTTAACCAGCTTCCGGGCATTAAGAAGACCGGAAACCGGAATTTCGAATATACCCTTACTTTCGAAGGCGTACAGTACGAGTTAATCGACGTGCAATTTTTGTTACCGGACGATACCGTATTAGATAGCTTTACGGGCGATTTAGAAGACTTCTTAGGTATTCTTATCGGGAACCTTACCCGCGTATATCCGGGTAAATGGGTGTTAGGCGTTTATCCGGCCAATACGGAGTATAAAACGCTTACCTATACGGAAAAGAATTGTTTGGAAGTGTTGCAAGACCTTTGCGAACAGTACAGCACCGAATTTGAGATTACCCAAGCTAACGGCGTTCGTACGCTCAATATCAAAACGGCCGGGGTAAACTTCCCCTATACCTTCCGGTACGGACGTACCGGCGGGCTTTACGAATTAACGCGCCAAAACATCAATTCCAAGAACGTAGTTACCCGGCTATACGTCTACGGCGGTAGTAGCAACCTTGGGGACAAATACCGTTATACCCGTCTTTGTCTTCCGGGCAAAGCTAAAAACGCTTCCTACATCGAGGACGCGGCCGCTATTGCGGCTTACGGGTTGAAGGAGAATACAAAGATATTCGACGACATCAGACCCGAACGCTACGGCGAAGTAACAGCCGCCGGAAGCGCGTATTATGCTTTTAAGGACGCTACTATGAACTTCGACCTTAACGAAAAGGATAGCGCGGGTAATACAAAGTGGCTTATCGACGGAGCTACTGCAAAGGTAAAGTTCACTACCGGAAACTTGGCCGGCTATGAATTTGACATACACAAGTACGACCACGCGACGAAGGAAATACAGGTAGTACCGTTCACGGACGAAAACGGCATGAAGTTCCCCAGCGAAACAAGTGCGGCGTTTCAGTTCGGCGTAGGCGATAAGTATTTCTTCACGGATATAAATTTGCCGGACACTTACAAGACCGACGCGGAAAACAAACTCCTTGCGGAAGGCAACAAGGCAATAACCGAATACAGCCAGCCGCAAGTACAGTACGGGTTAAGTATCGACGAAAATTTTATACGTCAGTTCGCCGGCGAACTGACCGTAGTAAACCTTTTTGCCGTCGGCGATTATATCCCAGTGGAAGATGAAGACATAGGCGTAAACAAATCGGTACGAATTACGGCCTTTACGCGCGATTTGCTGCGGGAATACAAGTATAATATAACCTTGGGCGACAGCGTAACCAAAACGACGATAACCCGCGTTATCGAAGACTTGCAGAAAATCGACAATGTTATAGAGATAAACGACCTTGCCGACCCGTCGAAGGCCCGCCGCAATTGGAAAGCCAGCCAAGAAGTATTAGCTAATGTTTTCGACCCCGAAGGACACTATTACAGCGAGAAGATAAAGCCGCTTTCGATTGAAACGACCATGTTAGCCACCGGCGCACGTTCCCAGCAGTTCGTATTACAGAACACCCGCTTTGAACCGAACTACGAAGGGAATCCCAATACGGTAAAGGTGGTAGGCGGTACGTTGGTTCACTATACGATAGCGGAAACCGTAAAAAGTTGGCAGCTAAATACGGCCACCTTTTCGAACCTTGTAAGCGGAACGGTCTACTACATATACGCCCGTTGCCAAAAGACAGGAACGGCCGGAAACATCGTTTTCGACACAGTACAGCGAGCGGTAGACGGCGACCCTACATATTATTATTTCTTGATAGGGAGCCTTAGCAGCGTGATAACCGATACCGACGGGAACCGGCCGGCGCGTCTTATCGCCCTAACTTATGGCGCAACGACAATTAACGGTCGTTTCCTTGCTACGGGGCGGATTCAAAGTGGCGACGGACAAACTTATTTCGACTTAGACGCCGGAGAGATTGGGGGGAACATTAAATTTCGTGCGTCTGACGGGACATTAAAGGATGTTGCTGAATTGGAACAAAGCGACATAGAATATTTGCGAGATGCTTTTAAGGATGCAAGAACAGAAATAGAAGGCGGTGTAGCCCTTTCCGGATTTATAGGTGTACGCGATACGGAACAGAATGTAGCAGCTGCTATGGCCGGTTATAATCCCACCGGAGAATCCGATTATCCGTTGATATTCGCAGGAGCGCAACAAGGGAATGTAGAGTATTACGGATGGACAAGCAATAGCTATACCCATATCTACACCCAAAGCGCGACGCCGAGCAATGGGGATAATTGTTTCGACAATAAAGGCTCTGTCGTAGGAACTGTAACGAATATCGTAGGGGCGCAAATTTTCGCATTATCCACAACGGGCGAAACCTATCAACGCAATACCGGAATCGACTTTACCGCGAAAACGCCCTCTGCAATGGAGGGCAACCGGGCCAAGTTCCGAGTATATAAGGACGGACGATGCGTTTCCAATTACTTTGAAACGAGCGGGTCGTATAAAACGATATATACAAAAACCAACTGCCCGCCTTCGCAATTTACTACGGTGTTGGCAGTTTCCGAAAATTGCTACATGGCCTTGACCGCCGGAGCACAATTCGGGGTTTTAATGGAGGCCAACGAAGACCATAACGGGTATAATTGTGCGTTATATAATTCATCATCATATCCCTGTACGGTCGTAAAGGGTACAAAATCTTCCTATACCCAAGTTGGGGTATTATCTCCCGGTGAGTTAATGGAGTTTGTGAATATTTATGGAACTTGGATTTTACGAAACCATACTCGCTATTCTACGAAGGCAGAAAGTTAGTTTTTAATTTTTTACCAACAAGCGTATTATAATAATACGCAACGGGGTATTTTTGTGTAACTTAATATTTCGACAAAATGAGTACAACAAGAGGGGGCGAAACGGTTTCCGCCCAAATTGGAACAATCGGCCCCATTGAAGGGCTAAGTACGGGTAACTTCAAAATGGAAGATACGCCGTTTAACATTAAGAACGACGGAGAAACCGCCGTCGTTCTTGAAGTAAACCTTTGGGGCATGGAGCCGGGCAAGTTCGTAGCTACGCGCTTCGAAATAGGTTGGAACCCCGAAATAGTCCGCGAGATTAAGCAAACGAGTATTAACGCTACCCTTGTTTGGGGGTACTAAATCTTATACGGCTATGGGTTTATTGATTGGAGTAGGAAACACGAAGCCGACGTTTCCCTACGATTACTACTACGGTATAGAATGGGATTCTAACGTAGCTTCTTCGGCTTGTACCCGAATTGGTCGCCCGGAACTTCACGTTTCGCTGCCTATTCAAAGTAAAATGCGCCGTTGTGTCTTGCGCGACAACGGAACGGTAGCTTATTACCTTCACGCGAACGACAGCACCAAGCGCGATACGGGAGCCGCCGCCAAACTTGACGGCACCGACGGGCAAGTAATGGTAGAAATACCAGCCCACTACCGCAAATTTGAAGTAGACGGTACTAAATTCCGGTGCCTTCTTTCCGAACACGCGCTACCGGGGTTCCATTTGGTGCAGCTTGCCTATCGTTCGGCTTACGAAGCGGCCGTAGACCGCACCGTATCGGCTACGCCGAAACTTGCAAGCGTCGTAAATACTTCTACGGCTTTCCGTGGCGGTAACAATACGGCCGGTTGGGACGGAACATATAGAAGCCTTTTAGGTATGCCGGCTACATCTATCAGCCTTACCAACTTTCGGAAGTATGCCCGGAACCGGGGGAATGCCGGCAAGAACGGGGCCGGTTGGAATTGCGACGTTTACGAAGTACAAAAAACTTGCTGGTGGCTTTACGCCGTCGAATACGCTAACTTTAATTGCCAACTTGCCTATAACGCGGAACCTACAAGCGAAGGATATAAGCAGGGCGGATTAAGCCAAGGCGTTACCAATATGAGCGATTGGGACGGCTATAACAGTTATAACCCTATGGTTCCTTGCGGGGTTACCAACCCGTTGGGAAATAAGACAGGCGTAGTAAACTACACATACAAGAAAAGCGACGGAACCGACGGCCAAACCCTTAGCGTACCCAGCTACCGAGGTTTGGAAAATCCTTTCGGGCACGTATGGAGTTGGACGGACGGATGCAAGTGCAATATTCAAAGTGCGGACGCGGGCGGCGTTAGTGAGTTTTTCGTATGTACCGACCCGGCCAAGTTTCAAAGTAACGACTATACCGATTACGAGAAGCGCGGCGAGCTACCCCGCAATGAAGGTTACGTTAAAATTATGATGATTGGCGAGTACGGCGAAAATATGCCGACAGCAGTAGGCGCAAGTTCTACTACTTACTTCGCCGATTACTTCTATACGAACGTAGTAAGCAATACCGGACAAAGGGGCGTGCTTTTCGGCGGTTCTGCGAATTACGGCGCGGATGCCGGCTTTTCGTGCGCGAATACGAATTCCGCGGCTTCGAATGCGGGTGCGCTTGTCGGCTCCCGGCTTTGCTTTTTACCCGCTTGAAACGACACGTAACGGAACGCATTTAACAAAGAAGTTTAACTACGGCGGGCTTTCGAAGTAGCTCAAATTAGGACGAATGCCCGCCGTTCAATTTTTCGCAAAAATGGAAAACAACAGGCAGGACGACGGAAGTTTAGCTTTCTTGCAGATTGAGCCGGACGCGAATAACAAGCACTTCAATTGTTCGGAAATAACCCAGCAGAAGTTAATTAACCTTTCTTTTTGGGTTATTGACTTCTTGGACGACGTTAAAACGAAGTTCGGAACCGGTCGCTTCTTGGTTAAGATTAAGTTCAATAAAGAAGACCCGGATAAAGACGCGCGGAAGTTCTTTACCAATTCGCAAGAAATTAAATATATCCTTGGGAAGATTAAGGAGCGTAACGCCTTCCCGCGTAAAGTAACTATGCGGGCTTCGGGAACAAGGTATTATTTCGAGTGAAAATAAAGGCGGTTTACCCTTGGGGCGTGCTTTTCGGCGGTAATGCGAATAACAGCGCGAATGCCGGCTTTTCGTACGCGAATACGAATAACACGGCTTCGAATACGAATGCGAATGTCAGCTCCCAGCTATGCAGATTTTAACGGGGTAAAAACCTTGCCACTTGGCAAAAAACAACAACTATTTAAGGGGTATTAGTAGGACTTCCCGAACATTCCCTAAGGAATCAGCAAATAAGTAGTGCGATGAAGCGAATAGGTAACTTGTACGAGAAGGTTTGTTCTATCGAGAACTTGCAGCTTGCGGACGAAAAGGCCCGTAAGGGTAAGTTACGCACGTACGGAGTTATCGAACACGATAAAAAACGGGAAGTGAACCTATTGAAGTTGCGCGAAACCTTGCTAAACGGTACTTTCCATACATCGAAGTACGACGTATTCACTATTTACGAACCCAAAGAACGGGAAATATACCGCTTGCCTTACTTTCCCGACCGTATTTTGCACCACGCTATAATGAACGTCTTAGAGCCTATTTGGGTTTCGACCTTCACGGCGGACACTTATAGCTGCATTAAGAACCGGGGGATTCATGCGGCCGCGAAGAAGGTAAAACAGGCCCTACGGGAAGACCCGGAAGGTACTACGTTTTGTTTGAAATTGGATATTCGCAAGTTCTACCCTTCGATTAACCACGACGTGCTAAAATCCATTCTGCGCCGCAAGTTGAAGGATAAAAGGCTACTTCGCCTACTTGACGAAATTATAGATTCGGCGGACGGCGTACCTATCGGAAACTACCTAAGCCAATATTTCGCTAACCTCTATTTAACCTACTTCGACCATTGGATAAAGGAACAGAAGCGGGTAAAGCACTACTTCCGCTACGCGGACGATATTGTAATACTTGCTTCGGATAAATCCTACCTTCATTCCTTAATGGGCGAAATTAGGGCGTATTTGGGGGATTTGAAATTAGAGGTTAAAGGGAATTGGCAAGTTTTCCCCGTAGCGGCTCGCGGTATC